CAACACTGGGGGTTTAATAGGAGTAAAAAAAACATTGAATACTCACAAAAAAGAAACCAAAGAGCTAATAGATTAGAGGCACTTGTTGAAGATATTCAGGGTGAATTGGGAATTGGTGATTATGAGGAGATAGGCTACAAGGGCGATAAATATCTTCAAAAAATGAAATATGAGACATTTATTAAAATCTGCGAAATGTTAAACAATGAAGAGTATAGTTTGGAGGGGTAGATTTGTCTAAATCGATAAAATAAACTATATTATTAATAACAAAGGAGATACAAATGGGATTGTCAGTTTTAATTATGATGCTAATCGGTGGCGTAACAACTGGAGCAGTGGTAAATAATATTAATGCTAACGGTGACACTAAGATTGAGAAGGTTAAAGAGTGTGAGCAGGAAGATACAAAAAAGAAAGATACTCTTTTTGGGTTTAAGATTGGGAAAGCTGAGAAGATGAGGAAGATGTGAGGTGAATTATGAACAAGGATAAGATATATAGGCAAAATATTAAAGCTTTAGATGATTTGGGAGTAGTTGATCTAACTTTACCCAACTTCAATACTAAAGAAAAATTAAAAGAGTGTATGGTTGGGGTTGCTAAAGAGCTACAACAACGTCATAATCATTACCGTAATCACAATGAAGTACGCAAGAGCGTAGAGAGAAAGATAATAAAAAGCAAGATTCGTATTTTAGAGGATAATATAAAGTATATCAAAAAGAGGTTCGGATGAGTGATAATAGAATAGCAAAGCAAATAGAGATTCTAAAGAATATGAAAATATTAGTTCCCTCACGAAGTATTCTAAAAGAAATTGGAAGTTATAGTTTTAAAAAGTCACAATTAGAGGCGACCAATCCCATTAATAGTCATCTTTACGGCATACTGAGGAGGTGATTAAAATGAGTGATGCAGAAAAGCATGAGGAGTTAAAACCTGAGTGGAAAAAGTTTGCATGGGAGTATGTGGAAACTGGCAAAAAAGCAAAATCATACATGAAAATATATCCCGATAGTAGCTATGATTCAGCGAGAGGAAGTGCTAGTGACCTCCTTGCAAATCCTAACATAAGAGATTATATCAATGAAATACAAAAAGATTTGGCTATAGAATCAGGTATAAGCCGTTTTAGAGTACTTAAAGAGCAAGAAAAGATAGGTTTTAGTAATATAGCCGACATACACGAGACATGGGAACAAAAGAAGCCCTTTCAGGACTTAACAGATTCTCAAAAGGCGGCTATATCTGAGATAAAAGTTAAAACAAATTCTTTTACTGATGATACTGGTATGAATGTTGAGGTGGAAGAAATTACAGTTAAATTACATGATAAGGGTAAAGCATTGGACACCATCAATAAAATGCTTGGTTATAATGAGGCAGAGAAACACGAAATAACAGAGCGATACACAATCATAAGATCAGGGAAAGAAAAAGAAGAGCTTTGAATAAGACTATTAATCTTGAAAAGGATTTTAAAGGGTATGTACCAGACCACTACTCTTATATTACTAAAAGCTTAAAATGGTTTAGATACGTTGTTTTAATGGGTGGTCGTTCTTCTATGAAGAGCTGGCAAGCTGCGAGAAAGGTGATTGACAACTCCTTTGATGATAACACGGATCAAGTAGTATTCCAGAAAAACATCTCTCACGCTAGAGAAAATACCCACAAATTACTTATAGAGACTATTGAGAGAGCTGATTATGGTGAGTTCTTTGAATTCTCCACTTCTGCGAGTGGAAACCTAACGATATATAATAAAACACAGATGAAGGGTATCGATAGTAAAGGTCACCCAATATACAACAAAATCATATTTCGTGAGTTTAAGAATGAAGATAATATTAAAGGGCTTGAGGGGTTTAGACACATTTGGATAGATGAAGCCGATCAAATGAGTCTAAGCGCTTTCCAGAAAATTGACGACTCATTAAGAACTTTTGAAGACACAAACATTTATATTACATTTAATCCCGTCTCTCCTTTTTGCTGGATTAAAACCAAATTCGTCGACACATCCATGTGTGATAATTTTAAGGTAAATATCCCATTAAATAGATATCATACGCCAGAGGGATATAAAGATACTCCTGAAGGACTTTGGTTAAATAGAGAAGATGGTATAATTATACACTGGACTTCGTACCTCCAAAATCAATTTATTCCACAAAATTACTTTGATAGAAAGGATAAGGAGAGAGATCAAAACCCGGGTTACTGGAAGATTAATGATATGGGATTTTTTGGTGCTCCCGAAGGTTTAGTATTTCCTAACTTCGAGATAAGAGATTTTGATTACAGTCAATTGGATTTAATGCAGGGGGTAGATTGGGGATCAACTCACCCTAATTTTTTTCTTAAGGTTGCAGTATCAGAAGCCGAGAAAACTATCTATATTTGTGAAGAGTATGCTGGTGTAGGACTGAAAATTGAAGAAATTAGAGATACTCTGTTATCTATCGCTGAACCTGGAATGATTTATGCAGACTCGGCTGGTAAAGTCCTCATAGAATACATGCAAGACGCTGGCATTAATATGGATAAAGTTGATAAGACCATAATGACAGTTGAGGAGCAAATTACAGTACTAAAAAGTTATAAAATTGTGTCAAGACCCGAAAACATATGGTTCAACAAACAGGCTTATTTATATAAATATCCTGCAAACGGGTTAAAAGACACACCTATCAAAGCCAACGATGACGGTTACGATTGTTTAAGATATGCGCTTTTTTCATGGTTTGATTGTGTAGAAGGTTTCGACACAGAAATATTAAACATTTCATCGGGCTTTGGTTTTTAATTATATTTAACATAAAATAAGGAGTAAATGAATGAAGGCAACAATAAGTATTGATGGCGAGTTGGTGGTTAGTCCAGAATCAGCACTAGAAGGTTATGCTCTAAAGAAATGGAACGATAATTATTGTACTGGCGACAAATCATCTGTTTTAATCGCTGATTATGAGAATAAGGAAGATATTAATCTAGGAGAAATAAAATGAGTGAAATTACAACGCTATTTGATACAGATAGTAATAAGTTTACAGCGGTTAAAACGGTTGTAGAGATTGAAGGAGAGATCGCGGATGGATCTGTTATCCCCAAGTCTGACACCATAACCGATAATGAATATAAGGTAACTAAATTACTACATGCACCTTCTGGAATGCCTAATCAGGTAGTTAAAGATGGATATCAAAAGGTATTTACTAAAGATATCACAAGAGTTAGAAAAACAGACCCTACAATTGAGGTAGAGTATTATGATGCATTAGACAAAGACACAGACAACGCAGGAACAAACAGAACTGATTTCATTAAGTCGGCTTGTAGAATGGTTTCGATGTATGGCTTTTGTTATGTTGGCATGGACGACTACAAAGAAAGCGATAAGATTGGTGGTAGAGAGGATTATTTAGTAAATAGAACATTTCCTTTTTTTACCACTATCGAACCTCAAAGTGTAGATGTTGAGCAAACATTTTTCAACGATAAAGATCAATTAGAACAATTCGCCTATTCATATCAGTACAGAAATGAGGAAAATGAATTTGTGACTAGAACAAAGATTATTACAAGAGCTGAGATAATTATTAAAGAGGGTGATAATGAAATTGAAACAATACCCTATGATATAACATTGTTTCACGGTAATTTCCCTGTTAAAATCGTTAAAATGAATGAGGATATCAAGAATAGTAAGTTATTAGCATCCACACCACCACTATATAGTATCGTTAAGTCTGTTGTAAATATAGGTATACTTGATGCAGCGCTTGATTACTCATTGTTTAGAGGTTCTTTTAGTCAGTTTGTCTATTCAGCTGGAAAAAACATGTGGAATATAATTAAAGATGCGATGACAAAAGGATTGCCATTTAAGCTAGGTCAAGAAGGTGTGATTGTAGAAGATTCTCAACAAAGTAATAGAAGTCAGTTTATTTCTCCTAAAGTTGGAGATAGTGAGGCTATATCAAACCGTAAAAAAGATAAATTCGAGCAAATGAGCAGAGAAACAGGCCGTAAATACTCGCAAGGTGCAACGGCTAGTAGTGCAGAGTCTAAAGTAATGGATGAGGGAGAAATTAACAGTAACTTAGCTATTATGGCAAAGATCGCTGAAGATTTGGATATATGGATAGATTTGATGTTCTCTTATCAGTTAAGTTTTGAGCTTGTAGAGGCTCTTTATGATTATAGAGATGGATATGGTCAAAACTCAGTAAAAGAACAGAGTGAGAATCTCCTATTGTTTTATGATGCACTAAGAGCCTTTGATATAGAGGGGACAAGTGAAGCACAAAAACAAACTTTGATCTCTATGGCTAAGTTAAATCTTGAGGATAAGGCATTGATTACTGCTGTTGGAGCAATAGAGAGCAGTACAGCTAATGAAAGCGCAGTACAAACAACAACATTTGACACTGAATAACAATGCCAACTGAAAAGCAACTCTTTAATGCGTATAACGAGGTAATGGAGGTTACTGTTGGACGTACTGATGAGCTAATCAATAAGCACTTGAGAATATTTGTAAAAGAATTAACAACAAGCGACAAGCCATTTAGTGTATTACTTGATGAATTTGTTGATGCAGCGGAATTAAGAGAAGATTTAGCCATTGCGGTTAGATCTTCTTTGATTCAACAGACCGCTATAGGTTATGGTGTTATCCCGACTCTAAATGTAAATAAAATAGAGGCTATTGCATCACCCAAAAAGCTTGTTGAGATATTTGGTAAGACAAAGGCAGAAAAACTATCTAACACTATCTATAATTCTATCGATGGGACACGAGAGACCATAATTAACAGCCTAAAGAAATCACATAAAGAGCTAGTTGGGTTTAGACGAACAGTATCTAATATTTCTAAAGAGCTTGATAGAGTAGTCCTAAAAAAAGAGAATCTATCTAGTTATATGAGAGAGCTTGAGAGAAGCGGTAAAAACCTAATAAATATAGATGCAAACGTTGTTGATAGTAATTTTAAAAATGCATCAAGAAACCTTAAGAACTCTAATACACAAAAAAATAGAGATATATTTAAAAGAGCACGATCTGATAAATTAAAACTAGAAGAAAGCAAAAAGGCATTTGAAAAAGCAACAAACAGAGCAAAAGCAAGTGTAAAGAATCTTACAGGCAGAAGAGAACTTGCAGGATCACAAAGAAAAGCCATTAGAGATAGTGTGAAAGCAGTAAGAGACAAGAGTCTTGTAAATCTACAAAAGGCAACATCAAACGCTGTAAAAGCTAAGTATAAATCTAACATGCAAAGGCTTGTATTGACCGAAAACAGTGTTGTATATGAACAGGCTTTATTTAATGATAGATTGGCAAACCCATTAATAACAGCTGTAAAGTTCAACCTTGCAAGTAGTCACAGAGAATCAGATGAATGTGATATACTCGCGTCATATGATGGTTTTGGGCTTGGTAGAGGTGTTTATCCAATAAGACAACAACCAAGATTGCCAATACATCCTAATGGTGTTTGTTTTATGACCTCTATCACTAAATCAGATATATCAGTAGAAAAAGCAGACGAGGCAGGAGTATATAAGCCTGATAAGTTCGCAAAGGCTGGAAAGGATGCAGGACTATCAGAATCGAGACAAAAAATACTATCAAATATCACGCAACAACCGAGAGTCAGAATAGATAAAGATGTTGCGATTGATGCAGTAACCAAATAAAACAATTTGACCGAGCGTTTAATATTTTGTATATTTAAGACATCCCTTTAAGTGGGGCGTATGAAGTTGCTGTCTGCGCCCTATCCTAAGCTTGAGGGGTTAATCTAAACTTAAAGGAGGCTATTATGGCTACTGATCACAATGTATTTAACGAAAAGTTTTTTAAAAAGAAAAGTAAAGCAGAAGAGCAAATGCTAAAATTTGACAATGATTTATTTTCAAAATCAGTTCAAGATTTGTTATTGTTGTTAGTATCAAACGATATTGATTATAGGATTTACACATCATATAAAAACTATGCTTCAAAAAATATAAACTTCATTGTTTTAAAGAAAAAGTTTATTCCTGATTTTATACAAAAAAGAAAGATAGTTAAATTGATGAATACACAGTATAAACAATTGCCTAACTATATGAAACTAAAAGTGTTTTATGCTGGCGATATTATAGTTAATTATACAAAGGTTGTTATCCCAGTACATCCAATGTGTAAAAGTTTTTTTACTCCGATTAAAGGAGTTTAAGATGGCAAATAACGCATGGATGAATGATCCAAAACAACCTGTCAATAAGCACATCACAAACTTTACAAAGGGTTATTGGATTTACAGGGAGACTATTGCTGGGTACAACAAGACAAAAGAACCTCATATAATGACTATTGGCAAAAGTACAACTGATACTGAGTTTGCATTGTACATGACAGAGAATCGATTAAACCCCCGAGATTTAACTGATTTCTGGGCAATTTTTAGAAAATTAAAGGAGAAAGGATGATTAAAATAATTGATAATAAAAAGCAAAACTCAAAAAGATGGAGTGCTGAAATAAATACAAAACTTAAGAGTTCTGGCACAGACGGGAGTTTTGATATTGATGTTTCGATTGTATCTTATGGTAACGATCAAAAAAAGGCTTTATCAGGTTTAAGAATGACTATTGAAGATTTAGTTAATGACTCGAAAAAACTCCTTAGTCAAATAAGTAAGGAGTTGGATAGTGAACAGCTTAACACGTTACTATAAAGGTCATACGATTGAATATAAAGCCATTATAAATAGAATAGAATTATTGATTGATGACTATCACAAGACATATAAAACTGCTCCAAACGCTATTTCA